AAGTACACACAATTCTGGCATAGCGATTATGTATGCCATACAGACCCAGAGGCATTTGACCCAAGCAAGGTGGAGGAAGATGATGAGTAAATATACATATGTTGTAGAGGAATGGTCTACTGACACTAGAAAATATAGAGTAGAATCAGATAAGAAACTTTTACTAGATGAAGTTATAGAAGCAGTAGGAGAAGCAGAAGTAAATGAAGAGCATGTTCATGCAAAGGTTGATGAAATATATAGTGGTAAGATAAAAGCTGAAGTTACCTTTGCCGGAACAAGAATAGGAAATGATATTCAATGGGACATAGTAGCCGGAAGAGAGGATTTAATAGATGGGGAGTTTTACAAAAATGATTAAATATATTATATACACACAAAAGAACTGTATCTATTGTTCAGAGGCCAAGTCTTTATTAGATGATGCCGGAGAGATATACGAAGAGAGATTATTAGATACAGCAGAGAAGGTTAGGAGATTTAAAAATGCCGGCCATAAAACTGTACCACAAATCTTTCTACACATAGGAGGATTTCATGAACTAGAGGATTACTTCTTTGGAGATGAAGTATCATTTAAACCGGATATAAAGCTCGTGGAGGACACTAAACCACCAAAGATAGGTGCATTGTCCGGAGAGAAGAAAGTGATATCCTTTGCAGAAAAAAGAGCATTAGTTAAAGGTAGAAAACTATTGGAGGATAAAGAGGACTAGTATTGCAAAGTATAACTATATATGATATAATGAACGTAGATACTTATATGACAAAAATAAAACCTATAGTAAGAGTACCAAATGTTGTGGCAAAAAATTTACTTGACACAAGATATAGGCAGAGGATTGTTAAAAGCAAAAAGAAGTATAACAGAAAGAGAGATAAAAATGTACCTAATATCACAACAATTATTTAAGTCCAATAAATTTTTAAGAGAGTGTCCTTGGACTGAAAATTTTCCAGTCGACCAGTTGGTTGATGAAGATAATAAGTTACTAAAATTTGAAACAAAAGAGGAGGCCATTGACACTTTAAAATCGTGGGGTGTTGATGTGAGCATTGCTCTTGAACAAGGTGTAACAATAGAAGGTATAAATTAATGTGTGAAGTATTTATGTTATACTACCTTTTAGGAGGAGTAGTATTAGGAATGTTTATAATTTTAATAGCATATATTTTAGCTAGATAGGAGGCAAAATGTACGACCCAGTAGTAATACAAATGTTAGAAAAAAATGTAAGAGATTTACAAGAACAATTAAGAAACTCTTACGCAAGAATAAAACAATTAAATGAAGAAAATTATAAATTAAGAAGAGCATTAGGAATAGAAAAAGACAATGGTAAAAATGTAACTAACTCTTCAGATGGAGTGTGGTTAGGAGATGCACAGATGCCTGATGCAGAACATTTAAAAGATGGATAGGAATAGAGAAAGAAGATTAAAGGCCACCGGTAAATGGTTTAAAGAAACAACAAAAACTAAAAACTTGTGGGTCAATAATATCTTTCCAGTTCTATTGTTGATTAGTTTATTTTTTTTAATTTATAATAGTTAGGAGTTTGAGATGAGTAATCTTTGGGATAAAGATGCAAAGAGATTGTATCGAAAATTATTTAAAGAGTACAAGAGAGAGGGTTGCTCTAATGAAGAGGCAAGAAGATATGCTGAAAATGATTGTAAAAACAGTATAGATTTAGATATTTTTTCAGCAGAGAAAGTTTATAAATCAAAGTTAGAAGATTTTGATTGACATAAAAAAATACATAGGTATAATATATAAATATTATAATATAATAATTAATATAATAATTAATATATTTATTTTATTAACATCATTATGGATTTTATATGTTTTTATTATGATGTTTTATTATACTTTTAAATAACTTAGAAAGGAATATAAATACAATGTTAGAATTTTTATTATGGTACACAGTAATATACACTGTCATAGGAGTAACTAATGCAGTAGGTATGATGTGATGCAGACTAAGTGGATAAGCAGAGGGAAATGCCCTTGTGGAGAATCAAGTAATGGTTATAACATTCATGCTGATGGACATGCCTTCTGCTTTTCTTGTAACAAAAGATTTAATAACGTAGGAGAGGCAAAAATGGAAAGCAAAGTAGTAGAAATAACAAACAAAGTTTCTAGTGCTGGTGATTATGGGAGTATATCTGATAGGAGAATATCAGAAGGTACTGCCAGAAAATATAGAACTAAAATAAAAACAAATGGTTCTATGATTTCGCATCACTATTACGAATATTTTAATACAGAAGGTAGCCACGTTGCTACAAAGATTCGCCAAGTAGAAGGTAAAAGAATATGGTCTCAAGGAGATATGAGAGATGCCTTGCTCTTTGGCCAGAATTTATTTAAGTCCGGTGGTAAATATATTACTATCACTGAAGGTGAGATAGATGCAATGTCTGCCTATGAAATGTTAGGTAGTAAGTGGGCAGTAGTATCAATCAAGAATGGAGTACAAAGTGCAGTACAGAATTGTAAACAACACTTGGAGTACCTAAATAGTTTCGATAATGTTGTCGTGTGTTTTGATAACGACAAACCTGGTATTGAAGCATCACAGAAGGTTGCCCAATTATTTGAACCTAACAAGTGTAAGATTGTAAGATTAGATTACAAAGATGCAAATGAATATCAGAAGATGGGTAAGTCAAAAGACTTTGTGCAAGACTGGTGGAGTGCAGAATCATATACACCGGCTGGCATAATGAACTTGGCCAAGCTAGGAGATTCATTATACGAAGAAGATTATTGTGAAACTATTCCCTATCCTTGGAGTGCTATGAATGAAAAAACATATGGCATGAGAACAGGAGAGTTAGTTACATTTACTTCCGGTGCTGGCATGGGTAAGTCTTCAATCATGCGTGAATTGATGCATCACATTCTTAAAAACTCTAATGACAATATAGGAATACTAGCATTGGAAGAGAGTACAAAGAATACTGCCTTCAACATTATGTCAGTAGAGGCTAACCAAAGATTATACATAAAAGAAATACGTAATCAATTCTCAAGAGAACAATTAAATCAATGGCAGAAAAATACTATTGGCTCTGGTAGGTTTTTTGCCTTTGACCATTTTGGTTCAATAGGTAATGACGAGATACTATCTAGAGTTAGATACATGGCCAAGTCTTTAGATTGTAAGTGGATATTCTTAGACCATTTATCTATCTTAGTTAGTGGCCAAGACGAAGGAGATGAAAGAAAGTCTATTGATGTATTGATGACTAAGTTGCGTTCATTGGTAGAAGAAACTGGAGTTGGTTTATTATTAGTATCACATCTTAGAAGACCATCAGGAGATTTAGGACACGAGAATGGAAAGGAAGTTACTCTATCACACTTGAGAGGGAGTGCAAGTATTGCTCACCTATCTGATAGTGTGATTGCTTTAGAAAGAAATCAGCAAGCAGATGATGATGTTATAGCATGCACCACAACGATTCGTATATTAAAGAATAGATATACTGGAGAGACCGGTGTATGTTCTTACTTGCATTATGATAAAAAGTCTGGTAGAATGTCACAAATAGACAATCCATTTGAAGATGAATTTAATGAAGCACAAGGAGTAATATAAATGTTATTTAAATTAATATACAAAGACAAAAGTCCTGAAGTAAAACGAACAGTAGAACTAGAGGGAACATACACACTGGAAGAGGCACGAGAGAAACGTGCTTGGTTGAAAGAAACTTATAATTGGTATAGTCCAAATGTAAGAGTTCTCATAGAGAGGGTAGAATAAAATGAAATGTTTACATTGTGGAACAGAATTAATACATGGTGGAGACCATGATGGAGAAGAAGGAGACGATTATGATATCGTCAGTAATTTAAGTTGTCCTAAATGTGAGACATACGTATATGTGTATCATAAATTTAATTTTCCTACTATGGAAGAGCAACAGGAGTTATTTAAAGATACATGATAGTTGTTCTTGATATTGAAACAGATGGATTTAATCCTTCTAAGATACACTGCATAGTAGCAAAGGATATAGATACAAATACTACATATGTATGGGACTCATTTAATATGTATGGTTTTAAAAGTTGGTCTAAAGGTGTAGATAAATTTATTATGCACAATGGTTTATCTTTTGATGCACCGGTTTTAAATAAATTATTAGATGCAGATATACTTCCAGGTAATATTGTAGATACTTTAATCTTATCTCAGTTGTTTAATCCTATCAGAGAAAAAGGTCATGGCCTACGAGCATGGGGAGAGAAACTAAACATGCTTAAAGGTGGTGAAGGAGTAAACTTTTCAAAATATAATCAAGCTATGTTAGACTATTGTAAACAAGACGTAGAGATTACACATGCTGTTTACAAAGAGTTGTTAATAGAAGGCAAAGGTTTTACAAAAGAGTCTATAGATTTAGAACATGATATTAGATTAATCATAGACCAACAAGAGAAGAATGGTTTTGCTTTTGATATAAGAAAAGCACAAGAGTTATTAGCAAAACTAAAAGATGATATCTATGATTTAGAGCAATGGTCTTTGGAAGAGTTTGAACCTACCATTGTGGAGATGAAGACGAAGACAAAGGAGATACCATTTAACATTGGCTCTCGTCAGCAGATAGCTGATAGATTAATGAAGAGAGGTTGGAAACCAAAACAGTTTACTGATAAAGAAAATATAATCATTAATGAATCTGTTTTAAAAACAATCAAAGAGCCGGAGTTGAAACTAACTGCAGAAAGATTTGCAAAGTATTTCTTACTGCAGAAAAGGGCAGTAATGGTAGAATCCTGGATTGAAGCATGTGATAATAGTAATAGAGTGCATGGTAGAGTTATGACACTAAGAACTATTACAGGTCGCATGGCACATAACTCACCTAACATGGCACAAGTTCCGGCCACGTACTCACCATATGGAAAAGAATGTAGAAGTCTCTGGACTGTATCAGACACTACTAAATACAAATTAGTAGGCACTGATGCTAGTGGTCTAGAGTTACGTTGTCTTGCACATTATCTTAATGATACAAATTATACTGATGAGATATTGAATGGAGATATACATACAAAGAATATGGAGTTGGCCGGTATAAAAGATAGAGACCAAGCAAAAACATTTATCTATGCTTTTCTTTATGGTGCTGGTGCAGAGAAGATAGGTAAGATAATAGGAGCTGGAAAACAACAAGGTAATGTTTTAATTAATAGGTTCTTATCTAACTTACCTTCTCTTAAAAGACTACGTAGTCAGGTAGAAAGTGCTGGATATAAAGGAAGAATAAAAGCTATTGATGGTAGATACTTAAAAGTTAGGAGTCCACATTCAGCACTAAATACTTTATTGCAAGGAGCTGGTGCTATTATTTGTAAGCATTGGTTACTACGTATTATTCACAGAGTATATAACAAAAAACTAGATGTAAAACTCGTGGCCTCTGTGCATGATGAGTACCAGTTTGAAGTAGCTAATAAAGATGTAGGAGAGTTTTGTAGTATTACAAAGATAGCTATAAAAGAAACAGAGAACTTATTAAAACTAAGATGTCCTTTAGATAACGATTACAAAGTAGGAGTAACATGGGCAGAAACTCATTAGACCAATTATCATTATTTAATTTAGAAGACTACGAAAAAAAATATGATAGTAGTATTGAAACTTATACATGTAGAAAATGTAAAAAAGCTAAACCCATAACTAGAGAGAATTTTGAGATAAGAACTATACTAAGAAATGATACTGGTATATTAAGCACTATGTGTTTGTCTTGTCAAAAAGATTATCAAGAAGA